TTATCAATATCGTCGTCAGTTTCGCACATTTCGTCAATTTTATTTAAAACGTCTGCGCAGCTAAACGGCTGACCTGTTTTGCATTGTTGTTCAACCCATTCGCGAAGTTCAATTAATTCCTTCATAGATTATTTATTTATAAGTTTATAGAATATAAGTTTAGCACATTCCCAACATATTATTGATAAAACTATTATCATAAAAATTTATTTAACCCGTTTGCGCTTGACATTATTGCGTCTGCGCGTTGCGTTAAGCTTTCAATTTGGCTTTTAATTTCTTCTTTGTCATTGCTGCAATAGTAACCGTTTGACGTAGCTATTAACGGCAATATCCCTTCTGCCCTTATAAAGTTAACTATTTTTCGCAACCTGACTTCAGAAAAGTTTAGTTTTAAACCCAATGTTTCACGTTTGCCATTGATTGACTGTACTATTTCAGGCGCTTTAATTGGGTTGTCTTTTGTCTTGGTGCTAAATCCTTTTATCAGAATTGGCACTAACTTCTTTTCTTCGTCGGTCATTTCCCTTGTAAGGTATTCAAAATTTGTTATCATAAAGTCTTATTGATTAATATCTGACAATGCTAATATACGCATTTTTAATTGTTTAATTTCCAATTCTTTAATTCCTAAGTTTACTTCAAGTTGTTTAATCTTTTCAATTAAACCTTCAATTTCCAATTCCATTAAAGTTGTCTGTTTTAGTTCGTAGTAATTAGGCATTTTGGTCAATTTTAATTTGGTCAATTTGGTTTTCTGTCTGTTCGTCCTGTGCAACTTCTTCTTCGTCGTCGTCTTCAAAGTCGCAATGCTCTAAGCAATCCGGACAAATGTCCATTTCTGTAAAGTTAGTATGTGCGCCGCAGCAAGTTGAATATGGCATATTAAAGGTTTTCAATTAAAGCGGTTAACAATAAAGCGCCTGCAATAATAGCGAAGAACCAACCCATACCCAAAGATTCTTGGGCGTATTTCTTTTGACGGGCAGCTAATAATTCCAAATGTTTTTCCTGTGGTGTTTTTAATTTGTTTGGCATAGTTGTAAGTTTTAAAATGTGCGTTGGACAGTCGCACCCCTGCGGGGGATAGTAATTAATTTAATTTAGTTTCTGCCCATTTAGTTGCTCTTTTTTCAAAAGCAAAAAATTTGGTTTCTAATACTTGTTGCTCACCTTTATAAATTTGTACATATAAAGCAATAAAGCCATTGAAATTTTTACAAATGTTTACCGCTTTGCTTCCTGATTGATTTTTTAAAGTTGTCATAATGTTGGTTTTTGTTTGTTTGATAAATCAAAGATAGTATAAGTTATATACACATTCCAAACATATTGCCAACTATTTTTCAACTTTGTGATGAACGGTAAATAATAAGGATAAACGGTAAATGAGCCGGTAAAAGTATATTTGCGCCTCAAAATGATTGATAAACTGACCCGTATTGATTGATTAAGCAAAGGCGTAACGCCCTGAACCGCGCTTGACATTGTGATTTTGCCAAGCCAATGCCAATGAAACAACGCAGTCGTCGTGGAATCCGGACGGCGCTGAATACCTTACACCGTTTGCGGTAAACTGATATTCAAACACGTCTAATTCGTCCACAATAACACCTTCAGGAAATCCGATTTTAGCCTGTTGAATGGCTGAAGCTAAACCTTCCATTAATTGTTGTTTGCTTTGACTTGTAAACTTTAAACCTTCAATGTTTACACCTTCGCGCAATAAGTCTTCAAGTATTGGGTCACCAACACCCGTTGAATCCACGATTATAGGCGCAGGCGGCAATCTTTTTATGGTTTCCTTAGTGTTATGCCAATCCAATTGAAAGCGGTCAAAATAAGCCACGTTGCCTTCTTTGTCTAAGCCAATGATAACAGTAAAGTCAACAGACTTTGCAAGGTCAATACCGTAACAAACAATTGTCTGTGCTGATAATGGTTTAATGCAACGTCTAATAAATGCGTTCCCAAAAGGGTTTGCGCTATTTTCTGCGGGGTCTGCTAAGTATTCCTGATTAAATACAACTTCAGGTAATTGTATTCGGGCGTCGTCAATTTCGCGGGGGTTTATGTGCGGGTTGTCGTATGTGCTAAATTTAAAGCTTTGCCAATCGTTTTCGCCCTGCTTCATAAACAAAGAATAAAAAAAGTTCTTACCGCGTGGCGTTGAAAGGAAAACCGCACGCCCTTCGTAATCGGTCAGCGTTGGGCGTATGCTATTTGACCAACCGTCTTCAAGGTCTGAAATAAATGCAGCTTCGTCAATAATAACCAAATGGAATTTACGACCGCGCAAGTTATCCAACCTTTCACCTGTAAAGAATTCAATTGAACCTTCATTGGGACAATAGATTTTAAGCTTTGAAATATTGTTTTTAAATGGCAATGTCTTTGTCAGGCGTTCAAAGAATACCTGTGCCAATCCGTATGTCGGTGTAACGTATGCAACTGACCCGCCTTTTAAAGCTTCTGTGATTCCAAGTATCTGTGAAAGTTCTGACTTACCAAAACGACGTCCGCACATAACGACAATAAAACGTTTATTGGAATCCAATATTTGCCTTTGGTTAATATGTGGTGTTGGAAGTTCTATGCGCATAATGTAAAGATATGCACTTTGTAATCTATTTACAAAATGGTTTTGCCGTCAACAAATACAACTTCAATTCGTGAATCCTGTTGAACGTCAACCTGTTCTTTTGGTTTACCGTAAACACGGGACAAAAGCGTGTCCATTGAATAAAGACTTCCATTATTCATTGACTTAGTCATTGCCTTTGCAACAGTCATTTCAAGTACAGTTGCTTCCGGGTTCTTTGTAACCGCTTCCAATTCCTTTGGGGTCATTGACATTAATGCCTGTATTGAATCGTTTATTTCGTTTAATTTGTAGCCTTGTTCTTTTAACAGACTAACGTATTTTCTTGGTCGCCCTTCTAAGTTGCGTCTTGAATCTTCGCCCGCTTTGAATGGTTTTAAACCTGATATATTTTTTGCCATAATTACACAGTTTGAACACAGTTTTATCGTCCCTGACCTTTGTACGCTTTTGGTCTTTGACTATGTTTGTTATAACTCTTTTTAGCGTGTCCGCGCTTTCTTTTACCAAATGATACTTTGCGACTGTCTTGTTTAACCTTTGCCATTTAATACTTTATTGTGAATTTCCTTTAAATTTTTATAATGTGTCTTTGTGTCGCCCATAACAACGTGACAATATCTGCATAATGCCTGTAAATTGTCAATCGTATCTTCTTTTTTAGTTCCCCCCATTCCCCGTGCGTCTATGTGGTGAATGTCAACTGCTCTTTGTCCGCATACTTCGCAGGGAATAAAGTCTTCTAAACCGTAGCCAAAATAATCAAGATAAATTTTAGTGTGTTTCTTCATCTATTTGTTTAAGCTTCTTTTGCGCCCATTCAACACCTTCGTTGCCACCCCAAGCCAACCACATTAAAGCGCCACAATCTGTTTTTGGGTCACCCTTTGAATTTTCCCTATGCCTTTCAAAAGACGACATTCTTGCAATTGTGTCCCTTGTAATATTTTCGCCTTTTGCTAATTGGTTTGCACGCGCCCAACCAACAGGCGTTCCGCAATTGCGGTCGTATTGGTTTCGTATGTTTATTGCTCTTTGTGCGTTTACCCTTGCTGCCTGTGGATAGTCGTTATAACTGTCAACCATTGAAACACGTATTGCCGCCCATACGCTTTGTGCTTTTTCTTCTGTTTGGTATATACAAGAACCGTTGCCAATTCTATATTTCCCGTTTGAACATTTAATTACCGGCATTGCCTATTAGTTTTTTATAAATAGCGAATCGGTGTTTATTTACTTCGTGTAAATTGAAGTTCTTATTGCAATACTCGTATAAATCGTTTCCGTAGCTTTTACGGGCGTCAGGGTCTTTGGTTAATAGTTTTATCCAATAGTACCAATCCTTTTGGCTATTGACGTGACAGGCGGGATAAAATCCTTTGTACGGGTGTACGTTACTGACAATGGCGGGGTTTTTCTTTGCTGCGGTTTCAAGTACCTTTAAATTAGACTTCATTGTATTAAACTTTGAATCAATTAATGGTATTAATGAAATATCTGAATCCGCATAGGCTGCCATATATTCGGTAACCTGATTAAAATTGTAAATAGTTGGGTTTAGTTTTAGTCCGTTGGTAAATGCACAAATCATTCCGTCCCAAATTGGCTTTTCACCTTCGTTGAATCCGGCAATAACTGTACGTACAGGAAAATTAATACGCTTCATTGGGTTACGTAATATTTCCAAGTCTTTGCCGTGCGTTCCCGAACCTGACCAAAATAACCTTACAAGGTCAGAATCTTTTTTAAAATCCTTAAACTGTTCTTCGCCGTATGGAATAGCATTTGGCACAATTTCAATATTGGTATTGTATGGCTTTACTTCTTCAGCTAATCGTTCGTGTGTAACTGTGCAAAGGTCGGCAATACGAATCCAATCTATAATTTGCTGACTAACATTATTTAAAACATATCGTTCGTGTAAAATGTGCGAAGGGTCTAAATACCAATAGTCGTCATTGTCAACAATTAATTTAAAACCGTACTTTGTACGCCAAGCGTCCATTTGTTCAGGTGTTATATTAGCCAACATTCTATTCATAACGACAATATCGTAATTGCCTTCAAATGTTTCTTCGCTTAATGTATCGGTCATTAAACAATAATCTTTTTGCATATTGACTATTGGCATAATGATTCTGTGATAGCCAACGCCGCTATTGCTGCTTGTTATAGCTAATATTCTCATAAACTTATATAGTAATTTTTTGTACCTGATTGATAATCAGCAACATTCTGCGTATGTAATTGCCAAGTCTTTTGAACTAAATCTGCTTTATTATAACCGTAAGCTTCCAAACCGTTTTGGTGAAAATGTTTACATTGTACAGAATTAATATATTTAGTATGGAATCCCGAAACCCGAACACGTGTACAATAATCAAGGTCAATTGCACCGTAAGGGTCTAATTCTTGATTAAATGCGCCAACTTTTAATATTACTTCTTTTCTTACTGTGAAATTGGCAATTATATCTGAAGAATCGGTGTGACTTCCTTCTAATGGAATTGAGCAAATACCAATTGTTTTATCTTGCATAAAATCATTTCTAATTTGCAACCAATTGTCAGGTTCTATAATATCATTACCCATTATAGTAACATAGTCAATATAGTCATAGTTAAAATGCCTTAACCCTTTGTTAATTGCATACGCTATCCCTGTTTCATCTACAATGCTTATAAAGTCTATATGCTTACCTGCATTTTTAATGTTATCAAACAAATTATTGATGTTTCTATTTTGATAGTTTAAATAAATTATTGCGTTCATCTTGTTATATTTTAGCTATGCCTTAGATAATCAATCAAGATTATTATAGTCATAGGTTTTGTTTTGTGGTTTATCAATAATTAAACTATATCCATTTTCTTTCATTATTTCATTTATTTTATTCCACCCTATTGTTAGCTTATGTGTACCAATGTACCCTTCCCAATTATTACCATTATCTGTCAATGGTGCTTCAAAATGAATGTATTTAACCCCTTTGCAATATTTAGCTAACTGTTCAAAATGGTCATTGCTTAAATG